TGTGATTCAAAAAACCTTAGGTCTTTTTTATGTTTGTTACAAGTATTCTCTAACTTTGCTTCCATACTATGTAACTTAGATTTCATAGAATTTACTTTTGTTTCATCTAATATTTCTTTCTGTAAACTAGCAATTTCTGTTCTAACTTTTTTAATATCTTCCTTATAATTATCTATATCAACAACAGTTTTATCTAACTCAATTCTCTTAGATTGTGCTAAATCTTTACTACGATTATTGATATCATCAATGTAATTTTTCTTATCTTCGATTTTTGTATCTAGTATTGAATACTGAAAATCATCTTGTTTAATTATTTCATCTTGCGATTTTGCCTTCTCTCTAAACATTAAATTCATCTTAGAGAAGATTTCGATATCTAATATTTCTTCCACAACCTGGCGTCTATGTCTTGCTCGTAATTGCATGAAAGGAACAAACGAAGCATTACCTAATATTACAACCTGAGTAAATGATCTAAAGTTTAATTTTAATATTTGTTGTTCTAGATGTTTCTGATAATCTCTTTGAGCGGCATCTTGATTTAACATATCACCGTTACACCATATCTCAAATATACTTGGTTTGATACCTCTTATAATTTTATAATCTTTTTGACCTACTGTAAATTCAACTTCTACTATACACTCTTTTTCATTGATGGTATTAATCATCTGATCTTTTTTGATATTTCTGAATGCTCTTTGAAATAATCCAAAACATAAGGCGTCTAACATAGTAGATTTACCAGCACCGTTTTCACCTACAACTAAAGTGGTATTAGATTTCTGTAAATCTATCTCTATAAATTGTTGACCTGTACTTAAAAAGTTTTTATACCTTACTTTACTAAAGTTAATCATTCTGCAACCACATCACTATCTTGTGCCTCTATATAAGTTTCTTTGATCATTTGTTTGATCTTATCTTTATCTAAATCAATTGTAAGTTGATCGACATAATTATTTACCAATGTCATTGTGTCCTCTGATCCTTCTACCACATCATCACTCACATTGTGGTGAGATAGGTCTGAGTAATCTTCTAATATTTTTAATTCATGTACACTAATATTGTTATACATTCTATCAAGCAACCTATCAAACATCTGATTATCTTTTTTATTTACGACAACTAACTTTACAAACTTTTGATTGAAGTCTACCACATCAAACTTATCATAATTTGTTTCGGTGTCATCATACATAAGTTTTTTGAATATGGTATATGGATTAGGTATAAACTCCATCTCTCTCGTTTCAGTATCAAGTACATGAAACCCTTTTTGATTATTGTAATCTGACCAAGTCATTTCATATTGACTACCTAAATAGAATACTTGACCGTCATCATTCTTATGGTGAAAGTGTCCACTAAATGTTTTTTCAAATCGTGATACAATATTCTTATCATATCCGTGTGATTGTACCATACTATCCATCATTCTAAATCCATTCAGATCAAAATGACCCATACAGATATCTGCTTCTGCTGTCTTTAATGTTTCGATTATTTCTTTTTCGTTCTCGGGATTCATCCATGGCACCATCATTATTTTGAGACCGTCAAAATCTACGACTTTAGGTTCTTCATATATAAATGGTTCATGTACGCCATCGGGTGCTGTGCATAGTTCTTGAACAGCATTTACTTTGTTTGTATTTCGGTAATAAATATCGTGATTACCTATCAGAATATGTGTGTCAATTTTGTGCTGCCATAACTGACACATAAATTTATTTCTGAAATTATGTGCAATTCTAAAATTAATAAATTTTCTTCTATCAACAATATCACCTAGATGAATAAGTGTTTTGATATTGTGTTCTTTTAGATATGGAAAAAATATATCGTTATAGAACTTGTGAAAAAAATCATCAAATATTGTGCTATCGTTTCTGGCACCAAAATGGGTGTCATTCAATAATGCTATCTTCATACCTACCTTATAATATAATTACTTCTTTGGTTCTTCTTCTTTAGCATTTCTTTGTAAGAAATCTAACATTTGACTTTGATATTGTGTATCATCTCCTGCTAGTTGATCCATCATGTTTTCAACTCCAGCATTTGCAATTATTTTAGCTTTCACTTGCATTTGTTTTTTCTCTTTCTGTATTCTTCTTATAAATGCATAGTATATAATCTGTGTAAAATATGCAAACGGATTACTTGATTTCTCTGGATTAAAATTACTCATGTATTGTAAACAATTCTCTATACCATCCGATATCATGTCATCTCGGTATGTATAGTTTATAAAATTAGGTCGATAGGATAGGTGATTGGCGATCTTCAAGAAACATTCACCTATGTAGTTTGTTACTAAAGGTTTAGTTCTATTTTTTTCTTCTGCCTTTTTACACTTATCTCTATATTCAATCATCGCTTGTAGAAACATTTTGTTATCTACATAATGTGGTTTGTTTTTTGCTTTCATAATATCATTATACTATATTTTTTAGGAAAATGCAAGCCTGTGCTTGACAATTTTGGGACTTGTGTTATAATCGCATATGTAGGCGCTTTGAGATAGAGCCTTAGTTAAGTTTCTTAGAATCAAACTTGTATCCACCAAACTCATCATCTAACATTTCATCTTGTTGCTTATTATCTATTTCTTCAGCAACTTGCAATATATGTTCCATTTCTTCTGGTGTGAGTGGCGCTTTAGTTTGTTGTGTCTTATATTTATTTAAGACAACCTCGTAGTAATTTGCTAAATCTTTTGCAGCCATAGATATAACTATAATCTTATCTTTTGGTATATTAAACTTTTCATCATGGCAAAAGGGGATCCATGGTGCCAATGAGGAGTCATCTTTCATACCAAACTCTGTCATACGTTGTACCGTAGTAAGTTGTAAGGGATTCTCTATTCTTAAAAAACTTTCATCAACAGAAATGGTACCTACTAATAGTGTACCATCAACTAGTTTTACCATTCGGTAATCTGTAGGATGATCTGGTTGTGTGATTGTCATATAACTATTTATCTATTCTTTCAAGTCTATATTATGCATTTCATAGTCAAACTCTTCCTCAGTATAGATGTTTATCCTTTCTTGAAAATGTTTTAATGTAAAGTTTTCTTTCGATTTATAAGTCAAGTCATCTGCTATATCATATAAGGTAGCGTTTACTTTATTATCGCCTAATCTTAGACCACGACCTATACTTTGTAGATTTCGTATTCTACTTTTAGAAGGACTAGCAAATATAATATTATGTAAGTTTTTAATATTGACACCAGTAGAAAATGTACCATAACTCGCAACGATAATGGCATCTTTTTCTTTCTCTACTATACCTCTTATGGCTTCTCTCTCATCTGCTTCTACACCACCAAAAATATAAAAGACTTTTCGACCTTCTTCAGCCTTCTCTTTGATTATCTCATGTAAATTCTTACCATGTTTTTCTACTAACTGAAATAGAACTAATGTATTACCTTTGAGTTTGAGTGCTAGATTACGAATAAAATTTTGTCTTGACTTACTGGTCACTAGATAGTCAATCTCATCTTGATACTTACCACTTGTAACCATCTTGCTATTCTCTACTGTATGTTTTAATATCAAACAACGAACAACCAAATTGGAAAGTTGTTGTTTGTCCATAAGTTTTCTCGTAGATGTAACTTTGTTTACGGCACCAAACAATCCTTCTAATACGAGTTTGTGTGTCTGAGCACCATCTAATGTACCAGTGAGACCGATACGATATTTACAATCTTCAAGTTTTGTCATAATCTCTGTGAGTGATTTAGATTTAAATAGATGTGCTTCATCACCAAATACAACACCAAACTGCTCAAAGTATTTCTTAGGTAGTTTATATAGACTCTGCCATGTTGATATCAATACCTTTTTATCTGTTTGGTTAGAATATCCACTATATAATCTATGGCAGTTTTTAGTTACATTCCAACCATATGATTTAAAGTCAGAATACATCTGTTCAACCAATGATGTGGTTGGAACAATCAGCAGACATCTATTATTTGTTTCATCCTTGATTAAATGAGAGTAATATCTTATGAGAGCATAGATGATAAATGACTTTCCTGATGCTGTAGGACTAAGCAGGAGTGTTCTATTATACTTTAGACTATGATATATGGCGTCTATCTGATAATCTCTCGCTTCAAAAGATTGACCTAGACTATTAGAAAACTTTGCAACTATATCTTTATCAACTCTATTATTGACCTCAACCTCTTTACCACAAACAACATGATAACCCCTCTCTTCAGCAAATGCTTTGATGTAAGGAAATAATCCAAAGTATATCTCTTTTGTTTTTTATGAGAATAATCTTATCTTGCCATCCCACATACGATTACGGAATGCAGGCATGAACTTGTAACCTGGTACATAGAAAGTAAAAAATTCAGATAACTCTCTTTGTACATTTGGGTCACAATCGACCGTTATGTAAACTTCGTTATTCTTCTCTATTATTAAAGTATCCATGTCATTATGCTGTACCGAATACCACTAATAACTTTTTTAACTTCGTGTGGAAACATAAAGTTAGATGGAAAAACTACTGCCGAACCTTTTTTCTTATCTAAAGATTCACCACATAATGTAAACTCACCACCCTCATAATCATCATTTAAAAATATCAATGATGTTAGATGAGGATAACCTTGTTTTTGTCCATGACTATGATGGATATTATCTATATGTTCTTTCATAAAACCACCTGTATCGTAACAGTTAATTCTAAAGTTTGTGTATTCTTGTATTTTTATTTTGTTATTTTGTTCTATATAATCGTTTACCGCTATATCAAATCCTTTTTGTATGACTTGATAGTCCTGATGTTGTGGTGCAATCCAAAATTCTTTCATGTCGACCCTAGATGTACCTAAATTTTTAGTAGCAGTTGAGAAGGTAGAAGTTTTCCACCCCTTAAAAGTATCTTTGTTATAGTGTGATATTATATCATCACAAGCAGTTTCACTTAATACCTGTGGATAATAATAGATGTAGTTAGAGATTTGCTGATTGGAATTCATGGTGTTCACCTACCTGACCTTTCACTTGCATATTCCATGCTATACTTATTCGTTTATTATTAGACTTGTTTTGTTGTACCCAATGTGGTAACCACGCAGGGAAAAATATCGCTCTATTTGATTTTGATGCATAACTTAATATGCTAGCATTTAGAGTGTTTGTTTCTTTCTTTCTAGGCACTATAACATCAGCGGCAGGTCTTGGATCATGAAAGACTATACTCGCGCCTTGATCTGATTGCAAATAATAAGTGCCACTTAAAAAATTATTTGAATGTGTGTGAGCGGGATGATGTTCACTTTGTTTTAAAACATTTGCCCACATATCAGTAATGACTAAATTTTTCACATCATATCCTAAATTATTGCATATAATTTTACCAGTCGCTAAGACTAAATCTGAAAATGATTTAAACTCTTTCTTTGTCTGTAAGTTTGCTGATTTTGTTTGCCAATTAGTATCATAATCTCTTTCTTTCCATAGGTCACCAATGTACTTTTTCATTGTATCGGTATTGTCTATAAAATTATCTAATAAAAATATATTAGTTGCGAATATCTTTTGATGTTCCATTATATCGCACCACTCGTAAACTTCTTCCACTCAATGGCGTTCTTAATTAAAAATGTTCGATTGTTTATACTTCTCAAAACTTGTTCAAGATACTTAACTACCTGATTGAGGTATGCTGCCTTTTGATCTGCTCGTTGCAATTCATCATCTGAATCCATATAGATATGTACATCTGCTTTTAAAACTTTTATATCAAAAGGTTTTTCTTTATAAACAGATTGATCTGCTTTGCCTGTATAGTATTCCCACTTTTGTCTTACGAGAGCTTTGTGTTCATATTCTGCCTTCTTTAATAATAAAGAAAACTTATTAAAATGTTGTAGGTATTTGTTATGGAGTAAAGGTATCTTAATTGACTCAGCGTCTAATTCTGTATCATCAAGTTTAAAATCTCTATCAACCAATTGTTGTAATTCTTCTAGTGTCATAATCAATCCATTATATCACCTTTCGGTGTGTTTGTCAAGGTCTAACTAGTAGAAACTTGGACTATCTCATAGTACATATAACTAAAACTTACCGATGCTTGTAGATAATCTACATCTGTCAATTTGACATCATAAGATAAACCACCAAGACTTGTCGGATAAACATTTTGAAAACGTATTTCAGTTTTAGCAATATTCTTACTATTCAAAACTGTAAGTGTAGCATCAGAATATATACCACCCTCTGCTAAAGGTTGTGGTGTGGATGAACCAGTTACTGCCGTACTTCTAGTTGAACCAGGAAATCTGTCAGCGCCTGTCGCTTGTAAGTTTTGAAACTGTGTATGATTTTGAGGAAACCCTATACCTAACAACCAATCATGTATTTCTTTATAGTTATTTAAGTTTTCATCTACAAGAAAATTAATATCTAGTGATCCAAATGATAACTTATCACCAGGTATTGGTATATCTTTCAATGGTGTTGGCATTACTCCTTCACCCAAAGTAACACCAGGTATGTTTGCTGTTTGACAAGTGAACTCTACCTCTGG